CATGGCGGTAGTTACTGTGTCAACGAAATCTTGAGCTTTGATTTCTCCTTTGGATAGCGCATCTTGAACTTCAGTTGAGCTACGTCCGGTAGCTTGAGCGTATATACCAACTGCATCAATCCCGGCATCAAACAGCCTATTAAGCTGATCCATACCAACAGTGCCCTTAGTAACCATCTTGCCTATTGCATCAGTTACAGTTGCAAGTTGTTCGTTCGTACCTTTGCCATAGAAGGCAACAGCATCTCCCCAAGCTTCTATAGTCTTAGTTGCTTGGTTAACTGTCATACCACGTGTTACAAAATCTTGTACACCTTTAGCAGCAACATCAAGCCCGTAAGCTGTTCCAAGAACAATGTTATTTGTTTTGTCTAGAGCTTTGTTGGCCTCTTCACTAGAACCGGTCATACGTTCCATAGCTCTACCGAATTGATCAAATGTGTCAATTCTACCCATTGCACTGCCAACAGAACTTTTAATTAGATCAAAGCCTTTTGCAATTAAAGTTGTTACTCCAATTGCAGTTGCCATGCCAAGCATAGAATCTTTGAACGTTTTTGTATTGTTCGAAGCACTCAGCATATGATTTGATGTTTGATCGATGCTACTTACTAGCGTCCGGGAGTTTATTATTAAGGGAGTCTAATGCTCCTGATGCTCTTTTAAGTGTCGCGGAGTAACCGTTATCTGTTGCAGTTAATACCGCTTCAACAATATATCTTTCAGTCATTTATTCCCCTTTCTTTAAATTCCCTAACGTTTGATGCGACTTGATGTAGTCTTGTCAAACACATCTTCTTTTTTGTGGATCGCCATAGATCTCTTTTTCGATTTTTTCAATATCTACAAAATCTGTAATTTCGTTGTGTTTATAAACAAATTTATTTTTGCCAACTTCTTTTGTCTGTTTGGCTTTTCGGTTATAAAGTGCTGCCATTGCAACTAACCTGAGCTGGTCATGCTGTCTAAGAATCGCAGCATCCATTCGCATATCGTATTCTGCAGAAGTCATTCGTCTTAACTGAAGCAAATCATCAGTTATGTATCTTAAGCCTTCAGTTAGAATTTTTTTATATACAAAAGCGCTTGTTAGCGTTAGCCTTGGTTTCTCATCGCCACCAACTCTTGACCTAATTTTGCGAAGAGCGCTAGCTGACCCTTCGTCATTGAAGAGTTCTCCAATAGCAACAAAAAACTTCTACACACCTCTTCTACATCCCAGCTTTCAAATTCTTTCTCGATATCTACTACAGCAGGTTTGGATTTAAGTGTGTTGGTTGCTGCCTGAATGAAGTTTAAGATTCCAATAGGTGAGAGCCGTTGCAAGTCTACATATACCGCACCAACGCCCATTGCGAATCCATCCGGATCTTTCGGATAGCGTTTATCTAATTCACGAATAAAATCAAAGCCTAGAAACAATTCATATTCCTTACCGGCTATTTTTATTGAGTTGATTACTTCTACTTCTTTTTTTCTTTTCAGACATTTCAATTCTCCTAATTTTTCGCATAAAAAAAGGGGACGGTAATTCCGTCCCCTAATTGCTAAGAATTTTTCCCTTAAAGTGTTGGTGTATATTCTTCCAGATCACGGAAAGCGTATTTAATCGCATCTTGATCTGCTTTAGAGAGAGTTACTTCTCCGTCTACCGGATCATAGTTAATATTCAGAGTAGTGCTAATGTCTACTGTTCCGGATACATTCTTAGGAAGCGACCAAGATTGTAATAATCCTTGCATATACTTTGCACCAAAGTTTTGGAGTGCCTGGAAGTATCAGGTTCGCCCCGTGTATCAGATAGGTTGACTTCCCAACACTCTAAAATTTCGCCTGCAAGGTATGCTTCGTACAACATCGTATTAACTTCGTCTAATGTTGAGACTGCAGTGATGTCGAGCGTGTTGTTGATCGTCCCCGGAGAGTTTACAACCCCATCCTTAGTTTCTGTTTGTTCTGTTGAACGGTCACTATTAAGTGTATGTTCAATTTGAAGCGCTAATTTGGCTGCCTTTTCGGTTTCAGCATCTTTCAATTTTCTAAAATATAAAACACTGTCTTTACCAAATTGTGCCATAGCTCTATTTTCATTTGCCATTTAATTTTCCTTTCTTTAAATCAATTTAAATGATAAAAATAGTCTGCCATGCCATAAGGGCACAGCGGTTGATTGATCTTGTATAATCGAATAGTCCGTTACACCGGAGAGTGGTTTAATCCCGTTAAGACTAATTCTTGATGCAGCAACAATTAGATTTGTTCCTATGTTAGCTACTTCTCGTCTGCTTGATTCATCTCCGTATATGTCTATATACACGTCAATATCGCCAAGAAGCAGCGTCTTTGTTGGATTAACTCTGAGCTGAGTTGATTGAACTACTACAAATGGATACGAGGTGTTCTCAGGGGGTAGAAAATCATAAGTGTCATAACCGAGTTCTTGGCTAATCTTAAATAACTCATCATAGATTAATTGACTAGCACTCATTTCTTACCTCCTAAAGTTCTGGCCATATCTTTTATAAACTCCGGTTCAATCGCTTTAAGTGCTGGCCTAACAAATGGCTGGGCACTCATAAACCTTGTTCCAAGTTCAACATAAAAAGCATATTCTGTATGTGGTCCCACAATGCCTTCTAAACCACCTTTTTCAAAACGCGGTCTGATTGATCTTTTGGTTGCGCCAGTAGGTTTTCTGAACACTCTACCAACACCTTTTTCCCACCTATAATGCCCCTTAAATACCGCCCTACGCTTCATATCTTCATCAAGGTTGGCCGTATTCCTAGAAATGACCCTTCTAGCCATTCGCACGCCCTTCCCGCCATCAAGCGCTGAGGATAATGCTTCAATCCCCCGTATTTCCATTCCCATGACATCACCTCTTTAAAGCATCAATAACCGTCTTGTGACGGTATACCATGACACGTTCAATCTTGTAGGTCTCTTCATCAATAACTACTTCGTTAACTTTGATTGCAAGCCTGAAGTTGAGTCTAACCGTAATTGCCTGTTGCATAGCTTTTCCATAAAGAAACAATTGCTGCTCTTTTCCCGTATTTGAGATGTTTGCAACAACTGTTAATTCGTTAGTGATGTTATTTTGTTTTGTTCCGGTTTTGGGGTTATATTTACCTGGATCATTTAATCTAAGCTTAACCGACCTATCTGCTCTCATATAAACTTCACCTTTCCTTTTTTAGGACGTTTGAAGTCTTCAGATACTGCAGCCCTGATATCGCTGTCATATTGATCAAGTAGATTAGAAATGTAAGAAGTACTAAGTCCTTCGATACTCTCACTAGACATACCTTCAGAACCTATCCTGTTGTATCTAGCAACAGCTAACTCTATAACTATGAAATTCAGATCTTCCGAAACTTCAGTTTTGTCTGAGCCATACCTTTTCATTCGATTAAGAACAGATGATGTAGCCAATGCTATTGACACTTCAATCTGCTCTTCGGCAGCTTCAGCTCCAAGAAGAGTCTTCACATCCTCTAATATGCTATTCTTCGGAGTGTCATTCACATCAACTACACCCATTTCTTACCCCTTTTTAGCAGCAGATTTCTTTTGTGAAGTCTTTTTTGTTGCAGGCTTTTCAGATTTTTCTTCTAACTTTTCAATAAATGCATCATTGTATTTATTTTTACCTAGCAAAACTTCTTCACGCTCTGCTGATAGCTCTTCTATTTTGTCTCCCACCTCAAGAATCTTATCAGTATCACGATCCTTGAATCGTCTAATTACCCTATACATGCAATCCTCCTTATGGTTCTGCTACAGGTGCTAACTTGGCAAATGCCTTATCATTGGCGATCATTAAGCCTAAGTCCATTGTCGCTCTTAACGCGATCATCTCACGTTCAAACAAATTGATTGCTTTGCCTTCGCCGTCAGTTATCGTTGTAAGTGTTGCTTCTTCAGAAACCTGATAGTTGAGTGTGTAAGGAATGCCGTAGTACAGATAATTGAAATCACCTGCATACAAAACTCCTTTTTTCATTTCAGCAGATTTTAAATTTACTGTCGGTAAACCATCGATAGACTTAGAACTACGATCATAGATCGGAGNAGCTACGCCGTTCTCTGTTTTGANCGCATTTCTTAAAGCTGTTGTATTTTGAACAGCACTAATAAATGCATTCGCCTCAAATCCGTTTTCAATCAATTTATCTTCTACAGCAAGGATGTTGTCGTAATTAATGTCTCCTTCAACTCCTGTTGCCGCTGCTGTAACTGATTGTTCAATAGAAACCTCAAAAGGATTATCTACGTTGAGGATTCCTGCTTCATCAAACTTCTTATAAAATGCTTCAGCAACCATTGGCTGAATCTCGCTAAAGAAACCCGCAACCGAATAATGCAAAAATTCACGAGATACCGGAATTATTACACCAAGCTTTTTAGCAACAATTTTTGCTTTGAGCCATTTGGCCTTGCTTGTTTCAATCGGTTCAGCTTCTCCTACCCAGTAAGCGCCAGGTCCTTCCGCTAGGTAAGTAAATTCTTTTTCCATGACCGGATTCCCAGCTTGGTCTGTCATTTCGATAATCTTACCTAATTGCATGATTTTTGAGTTTTCAATAACTTGTTGTGTGATTAGTGTTCCGTGTGCACTAGGAACTGCACCTGTACGTGCATCGCTTAACAATACATTATCTGGATTAGATGTCGGCATTATTATGCCCTCCTTCTTTTTTAATCTTTAATTAATCTTTTTTCTCTTGCAAAATCTACAGGATCGAATCCCCCACCAGAAGACTGCGTTGTGCTAGTTCTTGGTGTAGATTGTCTTGCCCCTGCTTTGATCGCTTCTTGAAGTTTTTCGTCCCAATCAGATTTAATATCTTCTAAGACTTGATCAACGTCGTCTTTATCCGACTTGTCGGCAATGATCTCAGCAAGCATTATTGGAAGACCCATTTCTGTAAGCTTTCCTTTGACTTCGACTACGAGGTTCTTTCTCTCAAATTCTTTCTCTTTTTCTTCAAGAGCTTTTTCTCTCTCAGTTAGTCTCAGCTTTTCTTTTTCTGCTGCTGATAGTTTTGATTCTTTCTCTGCTTTAGCTAATGCTTCTGCAACAGCCTTATCGATTGCTGCTTGATTGTTGTCAGCTTTTCTTGCTAGAGCATTTTCAACTGCTTTACTAATTTGACGGTCTACTTCTGCCTGCTGTTCAGTAGTGAATATTACTTCATCCTCTGACGGTTTGTTTTCATCATTTTCAATTTCTTGATTTACGTCTTCACTATTTTTCATTCTTAACTCCTTCCCCAAACGACTTGTGTTGTTATCCCGGCTAGTTCCCACTTGCGCACGAAGTTCGCTGTTCTAACTCAAAGCCCCTCACGGTTTTAGTTTTCCAATTTTTTACAATAAAAAAGCCACCCTTTCGAGTGGCTAGTCCTAAGATTGCGGAGTTCCTTGTCATTCTTCGCGCTTTCTGTCTTTCCAGATTGTCAAGATTAGATGATCACCTGCCTTTCAATCGCTTAAAAGTCATTAGTTCTCAATCCTTTCTAATTTATTTCTGACCCTTATGGGTTGTCAGCTAGTTCATACGTCTTAGCGAATATGTCAGGCTTGCTTCGATTGATCTAAATCTTTCTCATATTCTTCTCAAGCCTCTTCATATCCTTCATCGCTCATTGCTGCAGCGGTAGAACATTTACACCACGGATGCATTGGNGGCGCATTGGATCCTTTTTGATATTTCTCAATCTTAAAAACTACGCCATTTAACGGCATACACTTATCACAAGCGGTGACTTCTGCAATGTATGTGTAGCTGTCATATCCCGCCGCCTTGTAGGCTTGCTATCTGAGCATCTGTCATCACTCTTGATGCTTCGGTGACTGCTAGTCGTTCGGCGTTGTATAGCGCGTTCTGATTGCGTTTAGAGCCTATCATCTGCGGTTCCATTTGTTCTCTTAAAAACTTCTGCAACCTAGAAGTAAAATCCCTAGGATTGGTACCTTCGAGCAACAACTTGCTGAGTTCTTCATCAAGTACTTTCAGTAAGCCTTCTTGGTTTTTCCAAATTCTTTCCGAAAATCTCACACCATGAAAATCGGCATTAACAATTACTTCAGAAAGACTCGACATTTCTCTTGCATCCATTAGCGTACCGCCAAGGATCCCTGACTGCCTTACAAGTTCTTCTTCTGCATTAGTTAACAAGTATTCAGTCGTTGTTTTAGTTTCCGCATCTGCTAATTTAGCTAATTCAAGTTCTATCTCACGCCTTAAATACTCTGCTCTACTCATCTTCATTGAGAAGTTGTATTCTCGCATTTCACGGTTAGCTTCTGTTGAGAAATCTTTTTCAGCTACATACTTTTCAGCTGCAATAGACAGCGCTTTAATATCTGCCGTGTCTGCAACTTTCATGGCTTCTTCAATTGTTATTCCATGATCACCTGCATACTTAGCAGCCCACATCATGATTTTTTCATAAAGCCTGTCTGCAGACTTGCTATAGATTCGCCTTAGCTGAGTTACAGTATCAACATCTTTTTGCTTTAAATACTCAATGTGCTGTTGTTCGCGCTTAAACTCGTATTTAGAGTTACTCATTGTCTACCGTCTTATCCGGAGGTTTTTGATCGTAGAAAGGAAGCACAGCACCTTCTTCCTCTTCTAGTCTGATCAATTCCTTTGAATAGGATCCAACCCAAGGCAGCAAACCTATCAAGCGTCTCTTGTGATAATTTACCACCCAGAGCTTAATAAAAGTTTTGTACATCTTGCCAAAAAATCTATTGGGCAAATTCTCTGTGAACTTAATCTCCAAAAAATTAACATCAATTCCTTGCGCACTACACCCGCCGTATTTATGTTGTTGACTTAATCTAGTAGCGATTCTTAATCGCACGCTCAAATGGATCTCTTCTTTCACTTGCCCGGACCTGTTCTGTTCCAAGCAGTTATGCTATTTCATCNCGACNCNNGTCTGTTGTCCAGAGNAATGCGCGTCGTCAAAATCAGGCGCGGTATATAGCTGAACTTATGAATATCAGCCCTGAAGCCCTCTTTTTATTACGTGCTTCTGTACCGGCAACANCGTATTGGCTTGCACTCAGATGTATAGTTGGCCCGATCTATCGGCAACGCCTCTTCCGTCAACATCGTTTGCCCGTATTCTCTAATAGCAGTCAATATTTCGCATTCTTGCATTGCCTTGGCATTCTTCAAGCGCCCTAAATTCAGCCGCAGNAAGGTGCCCTTCTGATCACCAGCATTGCATCGTGTAAGGNTCAGGCTCANNTATAGTTAGCAGTATCNGACGNGAGCCAGAGTCGTATAAGTCAATCTGAGAGATTACCGTTTCAAAAGTCTCCCTTGCCTAAATCACTATTGTTGTTACCACTCAATTATCGGTACTTCACCGTATGAATGTTCTTCAACATCTGTTTCCTGATCATATAGCGAAGGTTTGATCTGATTCAAGTACCGCATTCCTCGGTAAAGATGATCAAATTTTTTATGTGTATCTGCCTGTATATCAAATCCACTGAAACTTTTGTCCTCTGTTTTGTTGTAGGTGCGCATCAAGCGAACAGCAGCAATTGGTTTATGTTCAACCCGGTTGGATCATAAATAACGAAAGTATCAAATGCACTTGATATTAGCGAACTTTGTTCTTATCATCAGTAGTTTCTATAATGTGCACAACGTTCATCAGGCTCTACCAAAGCGAGAACCAGTCGTATCCCTAGATCAGAATTGAGTTCATCTATGTGATTGAGGTTCGTTGAAGTTATCAATCTCTTCCTTGCTTCCTTTTCAGTAGCTTGCTGAAACTTTAACCGGCCACACCAAACAAATATCCTGTGTTGAATATAGGAAATAAAACCCGCCGCATAGTTAGGTGTTTATGCCTCTATGGTCAGCCTTGTGTTTCTTCTAGTCGGCCAGGCCTTTGTATCTATCCCGTATTCGTCTACCTGATGCATATGAGGCCAAGGGTTGATAGCCTCGGTACCTGAACATTCAG